TAGGATACCAGAGGAGATTGCGCTTCAAATCGATGCTTATTATAAAAAGCAAAACGATGCAAAAGAAGAAGCAGTAGAGAACAATCTTATGAAGGAACAGCACCCTAGTATGAAATTCCATAAGGAATCTAATACTCGTGTAACTTTTGGTGGTACAAAGAAATAGTCTTATAACAATTTCTACGTCCAACAAAATAAATTAAACCGTACTGGAGGCCCTTCGGGGCAGGTACATACAAAGGAAACAAATACTATGGCAAATGCAAGTACAGTAGGTTTTGGTTTAAGAACGACTATGACGTTGGGAAATACTCCGGCGACATCAGGACAATCTGAATACAAAATCAAATCAGGCCTAGGTGTTGGTATCTTCAAAAATAACCCTATTTCTATCCAGGATTCTTCTGGTGATGAAGGTTATATACAAGATGCAAGTTTCGCAACAACTGATGATGGTGGAAGTGGTGGAGCAGCGTTCGACAATTCAGGACATGCGCCTCTTATTGGTGTGTTTAATGGAGCTTTCTATATAGATAACTCTACAAGCAAACCAACGTTCGCAAATTCAGTTGCAGCAGGCACAACATTTGGGACTAACTATAATACAGGCAGCACTGACGGTTTTGGTTTTGTAAATGACAATCCTTTCCAAGAATATGTTGGAAAATCGGATGCAGTCGTTACACAATCAATGTACGGAAGCGCTGGCTACAACACAAACAGCTTTACAGCTAGTGATGCTAAAGACGGTCAATCGACTGTAACTTTAGACATTGGTGGAGGATCTGCTGGAACTCACATGTTCAAACTTGTGAGATCTGCTGATGATCCAAACAACAATGACAATTCAGCGATTGGTTCAAACCAAATCGTAGTAATTGCACCAGCTAGTAGCTTGTACAATTAATAACAAATAGGAGTATATAACTATGGCAATATCAAGAGCACAACTAGTTAAAGAACTAGAGCCTGGTCTAAATGCACTATTTGGACTAGAGTACAAACAATACGGCGAGCAGTGGACTGAAATTTTCGACACTGAATCATCTGACAGAGCTTTCGAAGAGGAAGTAATGTTAGCTGGTTTTGCAAACGCGGCAGTTAAACCTGAAGGTCAGGGTGTAGCTTTCGACGATGCACAAGAAACTTTCACAGCTCGTTATACTAACGAAACGATCGCTTTAGCGTTCGCGATTACTGAAGAAGCAATCGAGGACAACTTGTATGATAGACTTGCGTCTAGATATACAAAAGCTTTAGCAAGATCTATGGCATCTACAAAAAACATTAAAGGTGCAGCGGTTCTAAACAATGCGTTTACAGCAGCATTTGCTGGTGGAGATGGTAAGGAGCTTTGTGCTACTGACCACCCTACATTAGCAGGTGAGTTTTCAAACGAATTGGCAACAGCAGCTGAACTTAATGAAACATCTTTAGAGCAGTCTTTAATCGACATTGCTGCACTAACTGATGAAAGAGGCCTAAAAATTGCAGCGACAGGTGTAAAATTAATTATACCTTCAGCGCTTCAATTTACTGCTGACAGACTTATGAATTCTGCAGGCAGAACTGGTACAGCTGACAATGACATTAACGCAATCAGAAACATGGGAATGATCTCTGGTGGTTACACAGTAAATAATTACTTAACTGCTGCGAAGAAATTCTTCATCAAAACTGATGTGCCTAATGGCTTGAAGCATTTCAACAGATCACCTATCAAAACTTCAATGGAAGGTGACTTTGATACTGGAAACGTTAGATACAAAGCTAGAGAAAGATATGTTTTTGGATTTTCTGATCCAAGAGGTATCTTTGGTTCAAACGCTACGTAATCAATAATTTTAAAAGGGCCGAACACAATTCGGCCCTTTTTTATATATAAAGGTGTGTAAATGAAAAAACTTCTAATCAATATCTGGGCTTATAGCTATCATGCAAAATTTCAAATTTTAGCTAATGATACCGCTAAAGATGTTGAAAATGCTATACTTGACAAACTGGGAGAGAATAGTATAAAATGGGAGTATCTCGGAAATAATTACTCAACCGAGATAAATCGAATAACTTATGAGGAGGTTATTGATGATACAAGACCTATACAAAGCAAAAAGGTCCTTGGAGTTGAAGTGGGAACAGGAGTGGCTATCTAATGGTAGGTATACTCTTGACATGGTCAGAATTGATGACAAAGTTAAAAAAGTCATTACTGACATTAAGCTTGAAGAAGCTAAAATTGCCCACAGGCAAAATACTGTTGAAGGTATTGCTCCACAAGTTTCTGTAGCTACTTAATAAAAAGCTACATCGTTGGAAAATTCGTTCCGCACTACACACTCTCTTGCACTCTATTAAAAACTGTTGTATATTTACCATACTATACAATAATTAGAATACTGACGCGTATAGTCGACGGCCTAGAGACAGTATTCGGAAAACTAGGAGGATAATAATATGGCACAAACACTATTTAGAGGACCAGTTCTGCAAGGTAAATTTAACGAAGCAGGATTAACTGGATTCAATCTAGAAGCAAAAGAAGCTAACTACACTGTAGCAGATGCAGACACTGGTAAAACTTTTACATCAAAAACTAAAGATGTAGTTTTTACTTTACCAGCAATTACTATTGGAAGAGTATTTACTTTCGTAAATACAGCTGCTGATGGAGCTAATAATTTAACAATTAGCCCAAATGCTAACGATGGTATTTTATATGCAGGATCTTTAACAGATAATAAAGATATCATTAATACACAAGCTACATCAAAAGTTGGTGATTTCATAGTATGTGCATCTTTAAACTCAACAACACATTGGACAGTTGTTGATGTGCAAGGTGTATTTGCTAAAGAAGCATAATAAATAATTAAGTGTGGGCTCCGGCCCACACAAAATTTAATAGGAGAAAATTAATGAGTACATATCCAGTAGATATAAAAGCCAAAAGGATAATAAGCACATCAGCTAATCAAGAAGTTTTTGGAGGACCTGGAAGATTTTTAGGATTTTCTGCAAACTGCACAGCAGGGGCAGGAACAATTACTTTAGAAGACAATGGTTCAGCTTTAGCAGTGTTTGGAACTCCAGATGGTTCTTCAGCACCTTTTGTATATAATGCTACATTTCCAGGAACAGGAATTAAAGCAAGTACTAAACTAACGGTGACATTAGCAACTATAGCTGACGTAACATTTTATTTTGGCTAGGAATTTTAATGGCTACAATAACTTACAAAGTAACCGTAGCAACGGGAACTAATCAATACGGTACCGGTAATAAATTTTATATTAACGGCGAGGCTAATGTTGTCTTGTATTTACAAGAAGGCAACACTTATATTTTTGATCAGTCAGATTCAAGTAATGCTGTTGGTGGTGTTCACCAATTAGCTTTTTCAACTACAGCTAATGGCACTCATGCAACACCAGCAGGGGTTGCTTATACTACAGGTGTAACAACTACAGGAACTCCAGGAAATGCCGGAGCAAATGTTACTTTTAATGTTGCACCAGTTAGAACTACTGGCGCTCCATTATTATTTTATTATTGTACTGTTCATAGTGGTATGGGTAATACTGCACAAACTATTTCACCTACTTCAGAAACTACAGAATTTAATCCACAAATAGATGAAATAATAGAAGAAGCTTATGAAAGAACAGGTATATTAGGAACTAGAACAGGTTATCAATTAAGATCTGCAAGAAGATCATTAAATATAATGTTTCAAGAATGGGGTAATAGAGGTGTTCATTTATGGAAAGTAAAACTAGCTAAAATTCCTTTAATAGAAGGACAAGCAGAATATAGTTATGCAACTGATTCAGTAAACTTTCCTCTTGATTTTGATTCACTACTAGAAGCTTATTATAGAAATAATTCTACTACAACTGCACCTCAAGATATTGCATTAACACAAATCAGTAGATCACAATATTCACAAACACCAAATAAATTAACTAAAGGAACTCCTTCACAATTTTATGTAGAGAGAAAATTAAATCCAAGTATTTTTTTATATGCTACACCAAGCTCAAGTGTATCAAGTACAACAACACCAACTAGTTTTCAATTTTGTTTTTATTATTTAGCAAAAATTCAAGACGCAGGTTCTTATAATTTTACATCAGATGTTATTAATAGATTTTATCCGTGTATGATGTCAGGACTTGCTTATTATTTAAGTCAAAAATATTCACCAGAAATGTCTGGAGAACTTGAGAGAAGATATGAAAGTGAAATGTTAAGAGCACTTGATGCAGACAATCAAGGAACATCTACATTCATTTCACCACAAACGTTTTATGGAGATGGAGTATAATGGCTGGCGGAGGATATGCATCAGGTAAACACGCATTAGCAATTTCTGATAGATCAGGATTA